TTATTTATCCTTTAGCTTCTTGAGCCATTAATTTAAGTGTTGACTTACATTTGCTGCTTAACTGCGACCATACTGCTGTTGTTGCTGTTTCATCAAAGGTTTTTTGATCTCGTAAATCCCATGCCTCAAAAGCAGCCCACTCATTACCAGCGTCAAACTGAGCTTGTATGTGTGCAGCTAACTTATCTACCAAGCTGCCTAAACGAGCGTCTAAGGCTTCTCTAGCACCATCAGTAGCGGATATAGTCTTTTTCTCTTTTAAAGGCTCAGAAGCGTCCACAATGTCAGACTCGCTGACCGCAAGCGCAAGGCAAAGTAGGTATCTCGAAATATAGGTCAAACTTCCACCTAGATTTTGGACTGGCTGACAACCTTTTAATACTGCTGGTTCCATAGGGCAGCAGAACTTAATTGAGCTACCTGTATCTACATCTACCACAAACATATTTGCCATATCTCTATCGAACTGTAGTGAGTAGCAAAGACCATATACGTCAAATAGGGTGTTAATAGCTGGCAAAAAATCACGCAGCTCAAAATATTTGTAGCCTTGAAACTTATTATGTCCTGACTTCTTGAGTTCCATGTTCTGCAACTCTACACGACATTTTTGTAACTTAGCGTAAACTTTAAAATCTTCCATTTATTTATCTCCTGAATTAATCAAAACTTGAACATACTACCCATAAAAAAAATAAGACTGCGATTATAACCAACTGATGCTCATCAAGCCATTTAATCATTCAAAATCCTCCATCATATTAGCCATCTCGTGAACTTCACGACTTGGTATTCTTAAAGCCTCGTACGCCATCATTAACACGTTTTGTTCATCTACTGACAATGTCCTGCGCTCAAATTTATCTACCATTAAACGCAGAACATAAGTCATTTCAGCCATAGCCCATTTATCTATCATCTTGGTATCCTCGAAAGTTTAAATTCACGTAAATCCCTCTGATACTGCGCCTCTGATTCTTGCTCATCTTCTAATTCCTGAGCTATGTGCATATTTTCTTCAGCTTCATAACCTTCTAATTCGTAGCCAACCATATCTTCCAACTCGCTAATAAACATAATGTCTGCGTTTGGCAGATCAGGCATTTGCTTGTATATTGTTAAATCCATTTTATTTCTCCCTCGTTGTTTAGTTGATGTACGAATCATAGTTCCATCTGTAAATATGGTCAACAACTATTTATTTATAGAAACACAGAAATCAATAGAAATAATTTATAAGCAGAAATATAAAAAGTGTGGCAAGCTACAGTTTCATTGGAGGTAAAAATGATGAAATTAGCAGGATTAGCGGGATTAGCATTAGCAGTAGGGTCGTTAGCAGCAGCAAGTCTAGGTGTAGTAGTTACTATTTTATTAATGTTATAGGAGATGGAGATGAGAGATCCAGTATGGTTTAAAGAATTCGAGCGTGAATATAACGAGCGTGAAGATCGTTTAGACGAGATACGTGAAAACACAAAGAAATTCAAGGAACAATTAGCTAAGTCAGAATCTTTGTGGAGAAAACGGAATATTCCAAACAAAGACATGGAATATTCCAAAAATGATGGTGAAAGCCATGAATAAAGAAGAAAAGCAAAGAATTTACGATGCTATGTTAATTAAGGCATGGCGTAAGGATATAACCTGTGATCGTTTGCGGTATTGGCTGCGTCCTTACAATATTTGTATTACTGATCCTGAGTTAATCCGTACTCCTAAATGGCTTCCGATTAGGGTTGCTGTATTTGTTGGCGCAGAACTAAAGCCATTAAGCGATAAGTTATTTGACGGTAATCCTGCTGACGATATTAAAATATTAAATTGGCTAGGTAAAAGTGGATTAAAGTGTCAAAAAACAAATAGAAATATGCACAAGGATTTACTAAACAATGCTTATCAAATTAAAAGAGAGCGCAATGAAAATGCCTACAGAAAAGAAACTTATTTCAAAACAAAATTAGCAAAACCAGAAGAAACAAAAATTAGAGGAATTGGTGTTTTTAGGAGATAAATAAAGTGAGTGATATGTTCCAAGAGCTGCCGAAGGAAGGTACTAAAAGGTGGCGAATCTGCATGAATTTCCTCAAGAATCATCCGCTAAGTCCTGAGCAGTTTGTTGAGTCTTACGGAATGATGAATGCTTCTACTTTATCGAATCTCAGGTGCGAGTTTGACGAGTTGGTAAGGGAAGGGTTGCTAAAGGAGTTTAAAGGCTCCTACAGCCCTTCTAGCAAGCTCAAAGAGGGTATCAAGATAGAAGGTGTGGAGTACGTTAAACCACGTGAACCTAAGCCTTTTGAACCAATGAAAGCTAAACATTATTTACCAAAAGTATCACCAAGAGGCCAGAAATTAAGAGAGTTTTGTCATATAGGGTTGTCAAATGGAGCAAAAGAAGAAACAGGAAACGACTTATCAGTTCTCAACGAAGTTATGTCCGGTCTGCAAGCGTAGTCGGTCGATAATCCAGTTTAAGAATAGTGATATTTGTAAGACTTGCAGGATTAGACAGAAAACGGTATAGTAGGTATGTGCTTGGCAGCGCATTTAACGAGTAAGCCTTAGATGGGACTCTGCTGGTTACTCACCAGTCTGCCAACGATCATAGATCGAGAGTCTCACCTAGGGCTTTTTTTATTGGAAAAAGCTATGCATTATTATCAATTCAATATCGGTGATTACGTAAGTCATACAGCTCATTTAACTAATGATGAGGACTTAACTTACAGAAGATTACTTGATTTATATTATCAAACTGAAAAGTCTTTTGATGTTGCAGACTTACCTAAAGTAGCCAGAAAAGTTAAATCAAATGAAGAAATTGTAATGCTTATTTTGCATGAGTTTTTTGAATTTAATACTAACGATAATAGCTGGCATAACAAACGTGCGGATTCTGAAATCAAGGCTTATCAGAGCAAAGCGGATAGCGCACGTAAAGCGAATCAGATACGTTGGGGTTCTGAAAAGCATCTGAAATCAGATACGTCTCAGATCCTAAACAATAAACAAGAAACAATAAACAATATAGAAGAACTAAAACCAAAAAAGAAAGTTGAAACAAAAGAAACTCAACTTCCTGATGATTACACACCTAACGATAAGCATTATCAATTAGCTAAGGAATTAAATATCAACATAAATCAAGAGCTATTGAAGTTTAGTGATTATCATAAATCTAAAGGTAGTAAGTTTAAAAGTTGGGACTATGCTTTAAATACATGGTTAAGAAATGCTGCTGACTTTAAACGTCCTAGCGTAAGTACACCAGTATTCGATGGCAGACTGAGAGGTGCTAAATGAGCATAGAAAACTTACTCCAACGTCTAACGAAAGTAAAAGGTGGCAGAGGTAGGTGGACTGCTTGCTGTCCTTCTCACGAAGATCGTAGTCCTTCTCTAGCGATAAGAGAGACAGAAGATGGTCGTATCCTATTGAAATGCTTTGGTGGTTGCTCTGTGCAGGAAATAGTTGGTGCTATCGGAATGGACATTGGTGAGTTATTTCCTAAAACACACGATACACACCATATGCCTAAAGTTAAAAATGCTTTTTACGCAACAGACTTACTTAGGGTTATTGAGTTCGAGTCCGTACTGGTATCTGTGGCTGCAAGTAACTTAGCTAACGGAGTTAAATTAACTGATAATGACAGATCACGTTTAAGAAAAGCACAAGAACGGATCATTGAAGCAGCGAGGCACATAAGATGACTACAAACTTAGAATTAGTAGCAGTACAACTAGACGTTGAGCGTAAAGCAAGATTAGTAAAGTCACAGGACATTGACGTAGAAAAGTATCTAAAGAACAACGATGTAGGTCATAAGGTTCGTATTGTTTCAGATTGGCTTGATGAGATCACAGAGAACTACATTAATCCACCTGTTAACGATAATGCAAAGATGCCTTGGACTAAAACGCAAGATGATTTTTCGTTCAGGTTAGGCGAGGTTACTCTGTACGCTGGTGGTAACGGTGGCGGTAAGTCTCTGATAACTGGTCAGATAGCTTTGCACTTGATTAAGCAAAAGCGTAAGTGCGTTATAGCGTCATTTGAGATGAAACCTACTAGCACAATTCATAGGATGTTAAGACAGTTCGCAGGAGAGTTTATTGATGATCCACTTACTAACGATAGAGAGAAGTACATCAAAGGTCTGACTCAGCGATTTAACCAGTTCGCTGGAGAGCATCTCTACATCTACGATCAGCAAGGTTCGACAACTCCGAATCAGACTATCGCTATGGCTAGGTATTGTGCTGTGGAGTTAGGCATCGAGCATATTTTTATTGACTCGTTAATGAAAGTTTGTAATGCTGAGGATAATTTCAACGAACAGAAGTATTTTGTCGATGAGCTAACTGCATTGGCACGAGATCATAACGTCCACATCCATTTAATCCACCATATCCGCAAGTTGCAGTCTGAGGAAGTTCAGCCTGGTAAGTACGACATTAAAGGTACTGGAGCTATTACGGATCAGGTTGATAACGTATTCTTAATGTGGCGCAATAAGCAGAAAGAGAATCGTAAGCGCAATGGTGAGAAGTACGAGGAGGATTTACCTGACGCTTACTTGATGTGCGAGAAACAGCGCAACGGTGAGGCTCAGGAAATGTACGGACTTTATTACCATCAATCTAGTCAGCAGTTTATTGAGACTTGGGGCGGTGCTACGATGGACTTTGATAACAAAGGAAAGTTTCGTGGCTGAGATAATTGATACCAGTAGCGAAGAATACAGACATCGGTGCGAAGTTTGGGCTGTAATACGATGGAGAGCGCAGGACAGAAACAAGTCATCAGAATATCTACAGCTAGTGCGTAAGATGCGAGGAAATAACGCAGCCGATAAGCTAGAGAAAGATTGTAAAGAACAGTGGGAGCGAGGAAATAAAGGTTTAAAAGGAGATTGGCGTGAGTAATGTAATTCGTATGGCAGAAGAAGCTGGATTCTCACAAGAAGATGACAATATGTTTATTTGCGGAATAGAGCATATACAAAAATTGTTAGAGGCAGAACGTGAGGCGTGTGCTGCTGTTTGTCTTGATCTTGCGAAATGGCACAGCGAAACTGTTATGGCTGCTTTTGAATCTGCTGCCGATGCTATTAAAGCTAGGGGTAGCAATGACGTATAAGAGGGTGGACGATAATCAAAGTAAGATCGTCAAAGCATTACGGGCTGAGGGTTGGTCAGTTACACATTTACATTCAGTAGGTAAGGGCTGTCCTGATTTACTGGTTGGATTAACTAAATACGGTGTGAAGTACAACTTTTTGCTAGAAGTCAAAGACGGAAGCAAGTTCTGGAAATTAACTCCAGATCAAGTTATCTGGCACTACAACTGGCAAGGCCAGGCTGATGTGGTAACTAGTCCAGAGGATGCTATTGCAACAATTAACAATTTACTAAAGAGTGGAAAATGACTGATCCGAATACTGCGATTGATTACATAATCAAACATTCGAAGGAATACGCTAAGGCTAAAGCTGACGTTACCTACTTGTCAGAATTCCGTAAGACTAAGAAAGCATTATGTTTTCAAAATAGCATGAAAAGTACGATGGCAGAGAAGGAAGCTGATGCTTACGCTCATCCAGAGTATCAAGCAGTATTAGAAGGTCTAAGGGAGGCTGTAGAAAGGGCTGAGACGCTACGATGGATGCTCATAGCGGCTCAGGCTAGGGTAGATGTATGGCGTTCTCAGGAAGCCTCTAATCGGTTTGTAGATAAATCTACGTTTTAGACTTCATCTTCAAAGTAATCGTACTCGTCAGCGTACCATTCGTCATCTTCTTCACAGTACCAGTACCAGATTTCTTCTTCTTCATCGAAAGACCAAACAATGCCTTCTTCATCGTACTCAAAACCATCGTCCTCGAACTCAACTTCATCGGACTCAACATAAATAACCATGTCACCAACGGTAATAGTAATCATAAATTTCTCCAAGTAAACACAGCCCACACGCTGTATGACAATGCTATCAGAGAATTATGACTGCTCAATAAATAGGCATTAACAAAAAGACAATGAAGAAATCAGACAAAGAATATTTATCGAAGGTAGCAGATATAGGTTGTATAATTTGCTTTAATGAAGGTTATCCGCAAACACCTTGTGAGATACATCATATTCGTGACGTTGGACTAGGTTTAGGAGTACGAAATAGTCATACTAATACCTTACCTTTATGTCCTTTACATCACAGAGGTACAAAAGGAATACATGGAATGGGTCGCAAGGCTTGGGAACGTGTGTATGGTACACAATGGGAACTACTGGACAAAGTAAAGGAAATCTTAAATGATGAAAAAAACTAAGGCTGCTAAGAAAGTCAGCAAGGTAATGAAGGAATTTGGCAAGGGTGAGCTTCATTCAGGCAAAGGTGGCCCTGTAGTTAAATCTCAGAAGCAAGCTGTAGCAATCGCACTTAGTGAGGCAGGTATGGCTAAGAAGAAGGGTAAGAAATGAAAGCCGGACTATACAGCAATATCGCAGAAAAGCGTAAGCGTATAGCTGAAGGTTCTGGCGAAAAGATGCGTAAGCCTGGAACTAAAGGTGCGCCAACTAAAGCAGACTTTAAGTTAGCTGCTAAGACTGCGAAGAAAAAGAAATGAGTGCGGCTTGGACAAAGAAAGCAGGTAAGAATCCTAAAGGCGGTCTTAACGAAAAAGGTCGTAAATCTTATGAGGCTGCGAATCCTGGCTCTGATCTAAAAGCTCCAGTTAAATCAGGTGACAATCCACGTAGAGCAAGTTTTCTAGCTCGCATGGGTAATATGCCTGGTGCTGAGAGAAAACCAAACGGTGAGCCTACTAGACTGCTGTTAAGTCTAAATGCTTGGGGTGCAAGTTCAAAAGCTGATGCAAAAAAGAAAGCAGCAGCAATATCTGAAAGGAATAAAAAGAAATGAAAGGCTTAAAATCTTGTCCTAAATGTAAGGGTGGTGAGTGCAAAGGCGGTAAGGGTTGCATGATGGAAGATAAAGAAGAAAAGAACGGAAAGAAGAACGGCAAGATCGAGATTGAGATTAGCCTTCCGATGCGTGGTTCACGTACAAAGACAAACAAAGCCAAAAAGAAGTAATGCGTTACTCATACGGACTAGAGAATATTAGAGTTCGTGATTGGGGAGAAGGAGCTGATGTAAAGGTAGGCTCCTTTTGTTCGATTGCTGATAACGTAACGATCTTTATAGGTGGTAATCACAGGACGGATTGGGTAACGACTTATCCTTTCGGACACATCCATAAAGACGTATTTAATCATCACGGCAAAGGTCATCCAGCAACTAAGGGTGATGTGGTCATAGGTAATGATGTATGGATAGGCTCAGGGTCAACAATATTATCTGGAGTCACGATTGGAGACGGGGCAGTAATTGCTGCCAACTCTGTGGTCGTAAAGGATATTCCGGCTTATGCAATTGCAGCAGGAAATCCGGCAATAGCTCTGAAGTTCAGGTTCACTCGGAGTCAGATAGAGAGACTGCTAGAAAACCCGTGGTGGGAACTACCAGATAGCCGTATAAACGATTTAATTCCATTGCTTTGCTCTAACGATATAGAGGCTTTAATTGCTGCCAAAAACGCTTAATTTAGGATCAGGTAAGGATTGGCGAGATGAGTGGTTTAACGCTGATATACAGGCTAGAACTAAACCTGATTGGCATGTAGATATTACTCACGTAGAGTTCGGTGAGGTAATTGATACTAGGTTTGGCAAGGTAGAGATAAAGAAGGGAATGTTTAACCAGATAGTCGCTAATGACGTACTGGAGCATATACCTGATCTGGTAACGGCAATGACTAACTGTAAAGCATTGCTTGACACTGGTGGCGAGTTCCACATTCAAGTGCCATATGACTTGAGTTTAGGTGCATGGCAGGATCCAACTCACGTAAGAGCATTTAACGAAAACAGCTTTTTATACTATACTGACTGGCACTGGTATCTAGGCTGGGAAGATAGATTTACGGTCAAGACAATGGAGTTCGGTATATCTGAGTACGGTCAAACGATACAGGATCAGGAGACACTGCTTAGAACGCCAAGAGCAATAGATTTTATTCGAGTAATCTTAACAAAGAGCTAAAAAGCCTGAGAATTAGGATGTTGTATTTGTTTACAGCAAAAAAGCGATGGGAATCCTTTCCCTAGTTCTCAGACTTATTAATAATTATGCAAGCTATCGTCATCTGTAGCACAGGAAACATTGGGTTAAACATACTGCTTTTAAGCACTAAGGCGTATTGTCCGAACATACCTGTATATCTATCCAGTAAAAATGTTGAGGATGCTGCGCTTGTACACACATGGATATACAACGTATCTACAAACTTTGGTGATGCCTACAACGAAGCTATGGCTAAGGCGTTCTACGATGGGTATGACGAGATTATTATTGCTAACGATGACGTTGTTATAACTCCGACAACTTATGAGAAGCTACAGTCAGATATTGAGCTACTAAAGAATCACACAGAAAAACTAGGTTTCGTAGGAGCAAGAAGTGACTATGTACTTTGGGATCAAAATATTCGTTGTAGTATTACTAATGATTCTATCTCTGGGTTAAAATGGGCATCAGAAGATCACATCAAAGAAGTAGGGGTTATTGCGCCTATTTTCGCTTACATCAGTAAACAGGCGTTTGAGACAGCAAGATTCCCTAGCACTAATTGGTATTCAGATAACATTATGTGCGATGATCTATCTAAAGCAGGGTTCAGTCATTATGTAAGCACAGCTTACGTGCATCATGCGGGATCGCAGACAGTAGGAATGGACTACGCAAGGTGTCACGAAGAACCTAGAGAATGGATACGGACTAACCGTCCTGACAAGTACGAGGAAATATATGGCTAATCCACAAGGTTTGCTATCTCCATTAGAGCGTCAGACTTACGAATCTTTTGGCATTGCTCCAAGAGAGGATCGTTTGAGCTTGCTTCCACGTTATAGCGCAAAAACTGGTCTTGTTGCTCCACAGTTTGTTTACGATGCAGCAAAGGCATTAGCAGCTCCTTACACAGCAGCTCAAGGATACGATTTACCGCCAGAAGAAGCAGTTAATGTAGGCATGAATATGATGGGTGGCGGTGCTGTAGGAACTGCTCCTAAAGGATCATTGCGTACATTTATAGGCCGTAACGCTAAAACTTGGAATAAAGAAGCAGAAACAAAATTCCTAGAATTAGAAAAAAAAGGTGTATCAGCCGAAGATGCTTGGAAACAAACAGGTACATTTAGAAGTCCTGACAATAAATTGCGTCAAGAAATAAGCGATGAGTCATCTTTTTTAAAGGGAACTGGCTCTTACGGTAATGTTGTTATGAATAGGCTTGGGGCATTACAAAAAGAAGGCATGAAAAATATTGATTCTCCAATTAATGTTTCAGATATTTATTATCATCCAGAATTATTAAAGGCATATCCAGAATTAGGAAATATTGAAGCTCAATTTACGCCTAGCAATGTTTCTGCAAAAGGTCAAATCGGTGGGAATATTATGAAGATGCAATATGATCTTCCTTCTAAAGAAGCAAAATCAGTTATGTTGCATGAACTACAACATTCAATTCAAGATAAAGAAGGTTTTGCATCTGGAGGAAGCCCATCCTCTATGATATTAACTTTAGAAAAATTAGCAGAAGATAAAAGAAATCAAGCAAGAAAATTTTTTGATTTATCAACAAATAATGATCCTCTTGGCTCAAAAATAATTAAACCTGGAGCTAGAAAAAAAGGATTAGAACTAGAAAAAGAAGCTAGACAGTTGGAAGATCAAGCTCTTGCCGCATATAGAAGTGAGCAAACTAAATTTGATTTGTACAATAGATTAGCAGGAGAGGCAGAATCAAGAGCAACTCAGGCAAGAATGGGTATGACTCCAGAACAAAGAGCGCAAGTATTCCCACTTAAATCTTATGATGTTCCTAAAGAAAGATTAATCATCAAAGGATTGTTGCAATAAACGCATGACACCAGAAAGGTAATGCAATGGAAGAAGTAGAGAAAAGACCAGTAGGCAGGCCATCAGAGTATGATCCTTCATATTGCCAAAAAGTTATCGAACTAGGAAAACTAGGCAAGTCATTCGAGCAAATGTCAGCTCAACTAAACATATCGTATAGAACATTATGTAGGTGGAGAGACTCTATTGAGGAATTTTGTCATGCCTTGGAGGATGCTCACGCATATAGTCAGGCATATTGGGAAGAACTGGCTCAAAGCCACCTAATTGAGACAAAAGATACGCCAAGAATCAATACTGGCTTATGGTCAAGAAGTATGGCAGCTAGATTCCCTAAGAATTACTCAGAGCGCATAAAGCAGGAGCTTACTGGCGCAGATGGCGGTGCAGTGCAACATAACGTTACGTGGCAGAAGTAATACTTTGAATATTTGTTAAAAAAGTATTAAAATATATCCATTAGGAGAATCTTATGGATAGAAAAGCCAGAGTTGTAGAACTAAATGGTTTAGAGCATCACCATTGCGGTAAGTGCAAAACATATAAATTACCAGAAGAATTCTATTTAAACGCAAGATCGCTTACTGGCAGAGGCTCATATTGCAAGCCATGTATGAGCGATTACACAAAGACAGAAAAATGGTCTAACTGGAGAAAAGAAAAGTATTACAAAAATCCATCAAGATCAATTTGGATAGAAGCTAGAAACAGAGCTAAAAAAGCTGGATTGCCTTTTAATATTGATCCAGAGGATTGTGAGATTCCAGATTTATGTCCAGTTTTAGGGATAAAGTTAATTAATAAGGGATTTGGCACAAGAAATGATGCTACTCCTACTTTAGATAGAATTAGAAACACAGAAGGATATATTAAAGGGAATGTGAAAATTATTTCTTGGAAAGCAAATAGGCTTAAGTCTGATTGCAATGACCACAATGTTTTTTTAGCGATAGCGGAATATGTCAGAAATAATAATCCCTTACAAACCTAGACCACAGCAGTTAATCCTGCATGATGCTCTTGATAACAATAGATTTGTTGTTGGGGTTATGCACAGAAGGTTTGGGAAAACAGTGGCTGCGATCAACCAGCTTATCAAAAAAGCAATAGAGTGTGAGTTAGATGATCCTAGATTCTGCTATGTTGCTCCTACATATACACAAGCCAAGAGGATAGCGTTTGACTACTTGGTTAAGTTCACAAGACCTTTGGGTGCTAGCGTAAACATCTCTGAGCTGCGTGTTGACTTTTGGGGTAGAAGAATCTCGTTGCATGGCGCAGATAATCCAGACTCATTACGTGGAACTTACTACGATGGATGTGTACTAGACGAAGTAGGTGATATGAACCCAAAGGTATGGAATGAGGTTCTTAGACCAAGTCTGAGTGATAGATTAGGATGGTGCTTATTTATCGGAACTCCAAAGGGTCGCAACCATTTCGCAGACTTTAGGGATCGAGCTGAGGAAACTGTTGGGTGGAAGTTGCTTGAGTTTAAAGCTAGTGAAACTGGAATTATTCCTGAATCAGAACTTAACGCAGCTCGTGCTGAGATGGGTGAGGATAAGTACCAACAAGAGTTCGAATGTAACTTTAATAGTGCCGTAGAAGGGGCTTACTATGGGTCGATTATCAACGATCTTGAAGCAAAGGGTCGCATCACCACTATTGACAGGGATGATCTTTGCAAGTCTTATGTGGCTTGGGATTTGGGTATGGGTGACTCTACTTGCTTGTGGGTGGCTCAATTGGTTGGCAAGGAAGTCAGGCTGCTTGATTTCGTGGAAAACCACGGGGTCGGGCTTGATTGGTATGTCAATTGGCTCAAAGAAAATAGATATGAGCGTTTCGACCAGTACCTACCACATGACGTTGCGGTGCGTGAACTGGGGACAGGACGCAGCAGACAAGAAGTCCTCCAAGAAGCAGGACTAGAAATAACGGTAGCTCCTAGACTATCTGTTGCTGACGGCATACAGGCAGTGCGTAGATTACTGCCACGTTGTTGGTTTGATAAGGATAGGACTAAGCAGGGTGTTAATGCCTTACGTAACTACCGTAGAGAGTACAACGAGAAGCAAAACGTCTATTACGAGAAGCCTTTACATGATTGGGCATCTCACGCATCGGATAGTTTCAGGTATTTAGCGATAACGCTTGACGAATCAGACGATTCATGGTCATCAAATATCCCAATAAATACTAAATGGGTTGTATAATAAGCAAAATATCCGCATAGGGTTTAGCTATGGATTCAGGACAAGTAAAAGGTATTTTAGAGAACGAGATTGAGAACGCAATCGGATTCATCGACTCTGAAACTACTGACGAACGCACGAAAGCACTACAGTATTACTTACGTGAACCTTATGGTAACGAGGTTGAAGGCCGTTCACAGATCGTAACAGGGGAAGTAGCCGAAGCAATAGATGGCGCACTGCCACAGCTAATACGTTGTTTCGCCACTACAGAGGACATAGTTTACTTTGAGCCTAAGTCACCGAATGACGAGGAAACAGCAAAGCAAGCTACTGAATACTGTAACTGGGTGTTCTATCGTGAGAACGAAGGTCTATTGATTCTGCATAACTGGTTTAAAGATGCGCTGCTACAAAAGACAGGTATCGTTAAGTCTTACTGGGAATCAAAAGAAGATGTAGTCAAAGAGAAGTACAAAAATCTAACAGAAGAAGAACTTGCTTTATTGCTATCTGACGAGTCAATGGAAGTTGTGCGTCAGAAGGTAGAGATGGTAGAAGCTGGCGTTGATGAGATGGGTATGCCGATTATGGCTCCGTCTTACTCTGTAACGGTAAAGAAGGTTAAGAAGTCAGGTAATGTACGTATTGAGAACGTGCCACCAGAAGAATTCTTGATCTCTAAGGCAGCTAAGACTATTGATGATTCTCCGTTTGTAGCGCACAGACGTTTAGTGCCACGTAGTGACTTAATCGCTATGGGTTACGATAAAGACGTAGTTGACAGTCTTCCAACGTATGACGATCTAACTTACAGTCCTGAGCGTATCGCACGATTCGATCAAGGCGAGCAACCTGATTCAGCTCCTAGCTTAGACTTCTCGATGCAGGTAGTTGAGATATACGAATGCTTTATACGTATTGACGAGGACGAGGATGGTATCGCTGAGTTGCGTAGGATTGTTTACTGCGGTAACGAGATTCTGTATGACGATGAGACTGACTTAATCCCGTTCCATTCGTTGTGTCCGATCCCAATCCCGCACAAGTTTTTTGGACAGTCATTGGCTGACAGAACGATGGACATTCAGTTAATCAAGTCCACGCTGATGCGTCAGACTTTGGATAACTTGTATCTAACTAACAACGCTCGTGTTGGCGTGGTTGACGGTCAGGTTAACCTTGACGATATGCTTAACGCTACGCCTGGTGGCATTATCCGAGTAAAGAATCCTAATGCTCTGATACCGTTACAAGTACCTAGCGTTACAGGTCAAGCGTTCCCAATGTTCGAGTATTTGGACGGTGTTGCGGCAAAGCGTACAGGCGTGTCAGATGCTAATGCAGGTTTAGATCCAGATATATTGTCTAACGTCACAGCAACTGCTGTAGCGGCTATGATGAAGTCTAATAGCGGTAAGTTAGAGTTGATCGCTCGTATCTTTGCGGATACTGGCGTTAAGTCGTTGTTCAGAGCTATTTTGCATCTATTGGGCAAGTATCAGGACAAGGCTAAGATTATTCGTATGCGTGGTAAGTACGTACAGTACGATCCTAGAACTTGGGCGAATGAATACGACATTAGCATTAACGTAGGTTTAGGCTCTGGTGACAGAGATCAGAAGTTAGCAATGTTACAGATGATTCTAGCTAAACAAGAGCAGATATTGCAGCAGTTTGGCCCATCTAATCCGCTAGTATCGGTAGGACAGTATCGCACCACGTTAGCAAAGTTTATTGAGTCAGCAGGGTTTAAAGATGCCAATGCTTTCCTTAACGAGATTACTCCAGAGCAGGACGCAGCATTAGCACAGCCACAGCCACCTAAGCCTGATGCACAAGCAGAGATAGCTAAGATGCTTGCTGATGTAGAGCGTGAAAAAACATTAGCCAAGTCACAGATTGAGTCTGAGAGATTAAGATTAAAGCAGCAGGAACTTGAAGCGTCTTATACCCAAAAGGGTCTAGAGATGGCTATGAAGAATCAGCAGCAACAGGCTGACATTAGAATTAAAGAGGCACAGTTAGCTGTTCAGCAGTTACAGGCTATTCTCACGATGGATATGGCAGACGAGCAGATGCGTCAGAAGCAAGCTGAAATCGTCTTGAAAGCGATTAAGGAACTAGGGAGTCTTACATCATAATGGAAGATTATCTAAAACAAATTACTAATTATCTTGTTGGGGCTGGCATTAAAGGCTATGGAGCTATTGCAGATCGAAGCTCTATGCCGTCTAACAAAAGATTGTATTTAGAGACATTCGCTGATGAGCAAAGAACTCCAATTACTGAAAAAAGTTTTACTGAGGCTGAATTAAGAAACATTGGTGAAATAGTAAGATCAAAACAGGCTATCGATCCTAAATTAACTAGCGGATATATTAACTACAATGATTACGCAAAGTTCATAAATCCAAAAGAAACATCACAAGTTACTGGTGTTGCTGCTGGTGAGCGCAATCCATACGAAAATATTAGAACTACTTTAGGGCAGTTTAACTATAAGATTGATCCAAAAACAGGAAATGCTGTTATTTCCGATACTTACGATTTTAATAAGTTAAACCAGAAATTAAGCCAAACGATGTCTCGTGGTGATTATGTTGTAAATACGCTTGATCCTTATTCAATTGCTAGGGTTTACGGTGAAGCAAATATGCCAGCAGGTAAAGGCAGACCAGTTCAAATACAAATACCTGGGTTGCTTGGGCGATGAGTAAAGCAGATTGGGCGGCTCGAATACTTCAAGATGAGATCGTCTTGAAAGCTATTAAAGAACTTGGTACTTTAACTGGAGTTTAAATGGTTGGATTATTAGGAGATATTGCAGGATTTATGGGTAAGCCTAATCAGCCTACTAAGGATAATCTTGGTCTTTTATTTAATAAGCCAAATGAATTAGAAGCAAAAAATTCAGGTGAGTTTTTATCATATTCTCCTCGTCCTGGTCTTGTATTTATTGGTCAAGAACATGGAAAAAATATTAAATTACCATCAGATGTGCAAAAACTAGCTAATCAAACAGGGGCTTTTTACGAAGGGTCTGGAGGGGATAAGTTATCAGATATTAAATATAAAGGCTCGTGGGATAATTTAGCTTCAAAGTCTGTTAAAGGTTATCCACCTGAATATTTATATACAATCTTTACTAATACAGAAGTTAACAAACAAAAAGATGCTTTAGTTTCTAATGATAATATTTATAATTCATTGTTAAAAAATCAACAAAAAGTAGGATATTTTAAAGACCGTAGTTTTAGCCCGAATGAGCTTAATAGCTTCTTAAAGTCTATGGGTACTGAATTTGTAAATGATAGTAAAAAACCAGCAACAGAAAAAAATGTTGAGGATTTTTTAAGGCGTGGCGAAAAATTAATGTGGGAATCTGGAAACACTCCAGCTAGACAAATGGCAGACAAGGCAAATGAAAATAGACAGCGTTGGTTATTAAGTCAGCCTAAAGGAGTATTTTTTGTAGGATCAGATCACCTAGAAAAATTAAAAGAATTAAATAAAAATATAACTACCAATAAAAGAAACGAATCAAAATGAGTAAAGCAGATTGGGCGGCTCGAATACTTCAAGATGAGCGATTCATTGAGGTAATGAACGAGATGAAAGAACTAGAGATACAGAAGTTTAGAAGCATAGATTACAGCGACATGGAACAACGTGAGCAAGCGTATATGCGCCTTC